CTTGTTGTCTGGTTATTGATTTTTCTCAGAACCATTTGATCACATGACAAGATGTGCATCTACCTTAAATTTATGATTTTTATCAAAATCATTAGGGGATTCCTCAGAGCAAGGCGTCGGAGGAGCGTTTAAATCGGCAGGTAAATACATCAAACCACTCGCAATCGTTACCAGTGCAGTTCCTATGGCCATGGCGATTAAAGATGAAGAGTATGGCGAGGCTGGCAAACTTGCAGGATCTTTAGGGGGCGGCCTTGCTGGCATGAAGTTGGGAGCTATGGCTGGTGCACTTGGTGGCCCTATTGTCGCGGCAATAGGCGGAGTGGCAGGTGGCGCTATCGGGAGTATTTTGGGTGAAAAAGCGATATCGGAGCTACTCGACTATTTTTCGCCAAACACGAAAGCGGAAATAGAGAGTGTGACCGCCCAGGTTAGTGATGCTGAAAAATTGCTCCCATCATCCACCAGCGATGATAAGCCAATAGAGGTCACCGTTAGCGTTCCTGTCACTATCGGTGATGGGGCCATCGTACCAACCGACTTTGAACTTCAATTAGTCAATGCGCTCAGAAAATCAACACCTGAGCTAACCTTACAATTAAAGGAGACATTAAACAATCTAACTACTGTATAATTAACCAGTAGTTGGATTAAGGTGTACTCGAATGAAAACCATGCAATGCCCTAGATGCCGAAAAACACTGGGGTTTATTGACTACGGGCATGTTCAAATAAAATGCCCACGCTGCAAATTTATTAGTGACCAGAGAGCCAAGAGCTCCAACCCTGGAACAACTAATCATGAAAAACCTAACCCTCATCAATGATGATTGCTTACGCGCACTAAAAAACATCCCTGACAATTCGGTGGATTTAATCGTCACAGACCCACCTTACTTTCAGGTAAAGAAAGACGCATGGGATAACCAATGGCCCAACGTTGAAGCGTTTTTATCTTGGCTTGATGATGTGAATGCTGAGCTTTGGCGCGTTCTTAAACCTTCCGGTACGCTTTACCTGTTTTGTGGCTCTAAGTTAGCCAGTGATACTGAACTGTTAATGCGCCAGCGTTTTAATGTGCTTAGCCATATTGTATGGGCGAAACCAAACGGCCCCTGGAGACGGATGCACAAAGAGGACTTGCGCACCTTCTTTCCATCGACAGAACGCATCATCATGTGTGAACACTATGGTTCAGAAGGTTATGCCAAAGGAGCATCGAGTTACCATAAAAAATGCACCTCGTTAAAGCAGGAAGTCTTTGCGCCCCTGATTAATTACTTCAAACAAGCCAAAGAAACCGCAGGTATTACATCCAAACAGATTAATGCCGCCACAGGCACACAAATGGCCTCACATTGGTTTAGCGCTTCGCAATGGAAACTGCCTAATGAGGCGCAGTATCGCGCGCTACAAGCCTTGTTTAAGTCAGCTTTAACACCGCTAACACAATCATACTCACAACTAGAAAAGCAGCGCATAGAGCTTGGCACGCAGTATGGTGAGTTGGTAAAGAGTCATGATGAGCTTAAAGCGGAGTATGCAAGATTAAGGCGACCATTTACGGTCACGAAAGAAGTGCCGTATACCGATGTTTGGACATTTGCACCTGTTCAGTATTATCCAGGGAAACACCCTTGTGAAAAGCCAGCAGCATTGCTTGAACATGTGATAAACAGTAGCAGTAGAGAGAACGAGGTAGTAATGGATTGCTTTATGGGCTCAGGCTCAACAGGTCGAGCTAGTCTTAAATTAAATCGCCAGTTCATTGGTATTGAAATGGATAGCGCTATCTTTAAACAAGCCGAGAGCTTTATCTCGAGATAATCATTTCAACACGCCTGGCTAATGTCAGGCGTTTCTATATCACGCTGTATTCTTGTGTGTAAGCCAAATCAGTACAAGCCAATTCACCTTGCTCGTTCTCGGCCAGTAAATGCTTGATTTGCATTTGAGCAACCACAAACTCCGCATGGTGTATCGAAGCATTAAATTGCGGTAAATCGAGCGTATCTAACAATGCAACAAGAGGCATCGGTTGTTGGTGTAAGTGTTTGAAAATCGCTAGTGATAAAGACATGACATCCCTCCAAATTAGTTATTCAGACACTAGATTGGTGGGCTAAACAAAGCCAGCTATTTATAAGGATAACAACGAAATAGCTTGACCACCATCACGCTAAAAATATTTTAAATATTGACGCATTATCAAAACTTAGAAATTTCGCTATATACGCATGATTGCACTTAGTGTATTTAGTAAAAGAATTTTCATATAAATAGAGAGGGTACGTAGTGTCAATTCAAGTAAATCACGTCATTATTCACAAACTAGTTAAAGAGAAAAACGAACCAATTCAGGATAATGTGATTCGAGATAACGTCCTACCTTCAACATCCCCTGCCATTCTAAAGTTAATTGAAGGTGTTATCGGGGTGTATGGTAAGAAGAATAACTCAGTACAATATGGCGTATTTCAAGATGGTCAAGGTGGTGAGTTCCCTAAAAAATTCAGTGAATATCGAATGCCAGCACAAGGGCTTTCAGAGAGTGAATTTAAGTTACTGGCCGAATTAGCAATGAGTCAACTGTATCTAAGCGCTAGTGGAGTTACATTTGCTACCGGCGGTTTTATCTTATTTGCTGATTACACACAAAACAACACGCGCTTCTTGTTAATTGCGATGGTTAAACAAAAGCCAGGACAGCAAATAACAGATGATATAGATGTTAAAGAGGTTGAGTACATCGATCTCAGCAAGCTACACCAAGCTGCTCGTATTAATTTCGATAAGTATGAGCTATTTGATGGGGCGAACGATTCTGATAAGCAAGATATTAGTTACTTAAGCTTCGTTAGCCCTGGGAATGGTGATAAAACATCAGGTTATTTCATTAGTGCATTTGGGTGTCAAGCGGGTTCAACATCATCTAAAGCCACCGAATTAGTGGTTAGTGAAAGCGTTAAATTCTTTAAAAAAGAGGAGTCATTAAAAGAGCACGCTTCGAGCTTGAAGGAAGATATCATTCACTTTCTCGCTCAAAAAGAAGAGAGTGGTGAGTCAGTTAAGCTGTCTGAGATCGAATGTATTGCAAGAAAATACTTTGAGCCAGATTGTGCAGATGAACTTGCAGAGGGTCTAATTGGTCACCTTAACTCCGATGAAGTTGCAGTTCCATTTGAATTTAAAGTTAACAAGAAAAAGCTTGAGCGGATGACCCATGTAATCTTCACGAGTACGGACTTTAAACTAACATTTGATGTAAATGATTTAGGTGATACATCGGATGCTCGCTTTTATTTTGATGGCGAACAACTTACAATAAAAGAACTTCCAGGCTCACTCAAGAACGAACTCAACACCTTACTCTATGGCTCTGATGAACAATAAGATTAAGTAAAAATGTCGCTGAAAGACGAAGTTGCTTTTTACCGCGCATGCGGTACACCTAAAATATCCGGTCATAAATTTGACGGGAGCTTCGCTACATCTGAAGCTTTTTTAAACAGCTTTCGCCAAGTAATTCAAAGTGATAACTCAAACCAAGCCCATCAGTTTGTTCGAGAAGCAGAGTATAACGATGACAATGTACTAACTAACCTCCAGCTTTTAGAAGGTTTGGGTTACTCAGATTCAGTCACTGTTTCGTGTCGCATTGCTCAAAAAAGCGCTTCTCGATTCTATGCTAGTTTATCGGATTTTTTAGCAAAATGTTCACTGCTTAAAGAAAATAATGAACTGCCTGAGGCTTTTTACTTGATTGAAGAGGATTACTACTATCCGGATGACTCAGACAAAGAAGTTATTCATAATCAAATTGAATCACTGAAATGTATTTGTTCACTTATCGATTCTCTCAAATCAGTTGCGCATTACCACGATAAAACAAGTAACGGGAATAACTCTAAGCTAATCTTTATTGCAAATAAGGATAGTGAAGAATCTCGATCAGATTCAGTGATCATTGAAATGCAATTGAGTAAGGAGCTGTTGGGCGGCTCCATTGAAGATTTAGATATGTTGACTACGTTGGTCAATACCTCAGCCAATAATGACATTCATTATCAAGCTCGTACAAACATCTTCTTAAGTTCATTACATGAGTTTCTTGGTGGATTGCAGCCACTCAAAGCGTTTGAAAAACTTGTGAAACAATGGACATTGTTTGTTCAATTGTTCAACAATAATTATAATATTTATCTCAGTGGCTTTGCTTTCCATAAGATAAAAAAAGAGATTGCAAATGATGAGTTAACTATTTCTGGTGAGATTTCAAAAGTGACCAGAGAGTTGATTGGTAAGCTTTTTAGTATACCTGTCTCGATGAGTGTTCTGATCGCAATGTCTCACAGCCAATCATTATTGGTAAACTCAGTCTTGGTCTTAGGGCTTTTACTAGTAACAATTTTGCTTGTCGGTATCGTAGTCAATCAAAAACAACAATTGATATCGGTTATTCATTCTAGGGACGTAATGAAGAGCTCTTATGGTGGCGATCAGCATCAATACCCCGAGGAGTTATCTAAGCACATTGAGGACATGAATACCAATATCGAAAATGAAATATCATCTGCTCGTAAATGGTTGTTATTTTGTCGTTTAGTTGTGTGGCTCCCATTGATACTAGCTACTCTTTACTATTTAATAATATATAGATGATCTTTTCCCTTACATGAAAATATATTTTTCTTTGATTTAGAGTACATAAGCCCCAATCTTTGGGGCTTTTTGCTATCAATGCACTCTGGCTTTCTCTCTCACTAGGTCTAGAACTTTATTTTTACTCATCAAGTGCACCGCCTGAATCTTTTCATCAAATGCCCCTATACGTGTCACGCTGGCCAGATCTTTCTCTATCCATGAAACCAGGTAGATAACCGCTATTGCGTCACCATTTCTGAGTTGGTGAAGGCCATAGTACGCCTCATCTGTTTTCGCTAGGTTCGCGATCTGCTCTTCTTTACCTTTGAGGTTATTGTTTTTGCTGACGACCTGCTTAACCTGGCTATCGGTGAGTCTCTTCGCTTGAGCGGCGGTGAAGGTGTTTTGAATTAGGCTTTTACTTTGCTTGAACGTCTGCTCGGTGATGTCATTTTCTAATTTGTACTCTTTGGCTTTCTGCATTAATCCAGATGGAATGCGCTCGAGCGATTTAGTCGGGCTACTCTTAAATTGGTGCTCCTTTTGATAAGTCGGGTTCTTAGCCAGTGACTCACTGGTGATTGCTTGTGAGCGTGTTTTGTCCGATTGAGATAACGCATCAAACATTTCCTTCGCTATGGCCATCACAATCGCGCGGCATTTATGATGATTGGGTGGATAATATTTCTCCCAAAACGAATCACCTTTGGGTTTGACGGTATTGTTGAGATGCTTACAAAGTTCGGTCGTACCATCGTCCAGAACCGACGAGTACATCAGGTACTCAACCACATCATTATGCTCCACCTGAGTCCAGCGTCCCGTGTTATAGGCACTCATCATATTATTGCGATAATGAAGCTCTAAGTAATAGGGATTGCTTTCGGTGATACCTGCGCGCTCAAGTAAGCCATCAATGTTTTGCATCACCTCAGATTTACTTTGCCCTTGAGCCAGAGCGTCGGTGTAATAACGCTTAACCCGCTGCATGCTCTCTTCACCCATCACTGAAGCAATCGTAAAAGCGCGCAACTTTAAGTTTGCTTCGAGTTGTTGGTAGGTTTTGTTATCCAGCGGCACTTGGCTTTTGAGATGGTCTATAGCTTCGGAGAACTCCACCATCACATCGTCGTTCGATAGGTTGATGTTTGTCTTGGTCGTATCAATGATGTGCTTTTGGCCATACAGCCAGGCAAGCACCATACTGTCAGTAAATACTTGGGCAAATGTGTTGGTGTCTGAGATTGGGATTGAGTTTTTAGTTAGCCGGCTTTTTATCAGTTCAGAGAGTTTTCTTGCCGTAAACAAAAGGGCTGAATCTTCCAGCCCTTTCATTTTGGTGACATTGCGCGTTTCTTGTTTGAATAAGGCTTCTATAGGCATAGTAAGTATTTCTCATCAGGGACATTAGAGAGTGACAATGGTTCATTACTTGGTGTGGTTGCGGAGTGCGCTAACAAGGCTTTGAATGCCTCTTCATCAAACCGCATTAAGGCGATTTCTAATGTGGGGTTGAGCATTTTCAACCAGCGCATTAACGTAATATTGAGGGTATTGATCACTACTTTTAAATCACTGGCCGTAATACGCAATGTCGCCCGTTCAAAAACTTCACCTAATGCACGAGAGCCGTACTCCTGATTACCCGTCGAGAGAGTTTGACCTGTGATGCGTTTACAGATCTTGTTGTCATAGAACTTGATCACATCGACAAGCTCCGTTGCCTTACCCGATATTTTAAGCTCTTGTAGGCTACTTACCCCGCCCAGCGCAATGCCAGAGCCGCCATCGAGTGAAGCAAGGCTAGCTGATATGTTATTCAAGTCATCTTGATTTGCGCCATCTTTGGCTAAGGCCACCACCGATGGCACTGCATACTTTTCCCCTAAGCGATCAAGGTTTGAAATATGCGTCCATTTTACTTGCCATGTTGGCCATACGGATTCCAGCAAGCTCTCGCCATAAGGCTTCTCTTTTGAGCCGTTTCGAACAAACACCATGACTTTGCCTGGGGTAACATGAAGTGATTCAAAGTTACCATGGAGGTAGAGTAAATCACCTTGCTGGCCAATTCGAAAAAGCTTTGGTGCACGCGCACTAAAGCCAATGGGATAAACGTCATTACCTTGAGCAAACCAATCCAATTCAATCGGATTAAACCCGTATTCAAGATGCTTTAATGCCGCCATCAATAGCGCGTCAAAATCGATAAAGGAAAGTAAGCGTTTAGTATTGGCCACTGCATTCTCTGTTCCCTCCCAAAACCAGGGCATACTCAGTGCTACCGTCTTTCTGAGCTCTAAATCACCAGAGACTTCATCATCAAGCAACATAGCTTCAATCGCTCCCCAATAAGCGTCATAGGTATTTTGAGCATTGCCGCCTAATTGCGATGGCACAGGGTAATATTGCGTCAGGTAATTCGTTGTCGCGTTAGGTAAACTTGAAGAAAGGGTTGAGATTTTGAGATTTGGATTTTTCATCTTTAGTGACACTCGCACCAACGTAGTAAGAGGAAGATTGACCATCGATAGAAGGCACTCGCCCAAGAACGGCATCAATCAAATTTTGCGCATCTTTTTTATTAGAATGAAAACTCACATCAAACTGGCTAATACGGCCTAACTCATAAATCGCTCGATTAACCAAAGCCATGCCAATCACGGCGTGTTCATCTTCACTGTGCGCTTTATGGATCGCATCGGCTTGAAGCAATGTTACGTATCCCCATGTTGCCGCATTTGTGCAAGCCGTCATGATGCAGGTTGGATAAGTACGGGGTTGCTCTTCAAGCTCAAAGTCATCATCAAACTCATCGAAGGCAACCAAACTATGCTTGGGCACAGCTTGACTCAACTGAGCTAAATCGCCAGTTAGTGACAGATAGAGTTGGGGTTCGAGGGCGTTTTTCACGCCCTCTGGAGTCACTAACCGCTTGAAGTCATCAAGGGTCATGAGGTTTCCTTATGCAACAACCTGAGACCAACAGATAGCGTTGGTGATAGGTGCTGGTAACGGTTTAGATTTACCTAAGATTTCAAGTCCCGATGGATTGGAAACCACATCATGAGTTGCAAAGAATGGCATAGGCTTGTTGCCTGCTTTAATGTCATCCAAGGCCAGATAATACAGTTTGTGGTTGGCGTTAATGTCGATCATGCAAAATGACTTCGCATCGACTTTATCAGTCATCGCATTGTTCACGCCTTTATACTTACCTGATTGTTTAATAATGCTGTAGCCACCGACGTTGATTTCACCTTGTTCACCTAAAACCACTTTGATGGTGTTTTGGCTCCTTGCTGTGGCAATAGACAAGGCGATACCATACGCTTTGCTACCCGCCAGAACTTTAACGACGTCTCCATATTCTTTGAGCTGCAAAGATTCATGCATCGCTTCAAGCAGAAGATACAGCTCAGAAATAGAGGCGCTTTCCGTGAGCTTTGTCGTCAATGCGTGATTAAGGGGAGTACCGAACTCGATTTGATACAAATCCATGCCTGCATCCGTTTTCATCGGATATGCGATAACACCCGTTAACGATTGTGCTGACATGGCTTCAATGGTTTTTTGCACCACAATCAACATGTCATTGATGCGAGTTTCAAGGTACGCCTTAATCGCTTTTTCACCTTGTTGTTGGAAAACTATCGCCAAGTCATTAATGTCTGCCGCAGACACAAAATCAGAGACGTCGATACCATTAGGGTCGATTTTCACCATTGCACCCGTACCTTTATCCAGTGCATAGGCTTCTGTACCACGACGCACCACTGGCACGTTTGATAGTTCACGTTGTAAGTCAGCCAACGAAATACTTGCAAACGGGTGCTGTACACCTTTACCGTAAATCAGATCGCGGATTGGGTAGGTTTTCGTGTGGTTCTTTTTAAACTTTGCTAGCAGCTCTGAAATAAATTCAGGGGTCAACATGCCAGAAATTAGGGCTAATAAATCCATAGTTCTTCTCTTTGTGCTTTAAGCAGCTTTCTTGTTTTTAAAAAAGCCGGTATCTACATTACTGCTCAGTTGAGCCTTCGTTTTGTTCAGTGGCTTTAGGGGCCTTTGCTTTTTTTTCTTTGGCCTTTTTGTCGGCTTGCTCGACGATACTTTCAGGCTCTTCAGGCTCTTCAGGCTCTTCAGGCTCTTCAGGCTCTTCAGGCTCTTCAGGCTCTTCAGGCTCTTCAGGCTCTTCAGGCTCTTCAGGCTCTTCAGGCTCTTCAGGCTCTTCAGGCTCTTCAGGCTCTTCAGGTTCACTCAAATCGTCTTCATTTGCCCCGTGACACTCTCGAGCGATGTGGTGCATTTGCTCAAGCGATTTGGCCGCTTCTTCGATCACTTGAACGCTGTCATCATTGTTAAGCAGAGCGATTGGGTTTCCACCGAGCGTGTTTTGCATCAAGAGATAAGCTTGATTGAACTTTTGTTGGTTCGATTTCAGTAATTGCGACTTCTCCATGTTATTGGCCCTCAAATAAAATTGAGGCCATTAGCGTGAGTTTCTGCGCTTCATTAATCGGCGCATTACCAACAAAAACCTGTGTGGCAAGATAACCGCCAGTCACCAAGCACGGGACGGAAGAGTGACCGTCTTGCTGCGCTTGAGTCGTAATCGCAAGCTTACCCGTTGCAGTGCCATCCCAAGGCTCGATGCCTGTTGATTTGATGATGACCACTAAGCCACGCTTAAGCCCTGTGACGCCGTTTTTAATGCCGATATTACGAGTTTGATTTAGCTTGTTTGTGGCAACCACAGAAGCAAGATTAAACTCCGTACGTTTGAAAAATTCACTCATGATTAGAATCCTGATTCAGACGCGATGCTCATCATATCGACGTCGGTGGTTTGGTTGTCTGCCGATAGATTGACAGGAGCGTTGGGTAAACCTGAAAACAGACTCTGCCCTGGTAGCGGCGATTTGGCGGGCTTGGCCTGAACAATGCGTTTCATGTTCGCAAACATCCCTTTATCAGAGTTATCACATAGGTTCACAGCATCAGTCGCTTCAAGGGCATCAACGATAGGTTTAAGCTCATCGGCTGACATATCTTTGGTTTCAGCAAGCGCTTTAATCTCATTAATACGCGTTGTTTTGGTAGTTTCTTGAACCTGTGTCAATTGATCTCTAAGCTGCTTAGTCTCATCAGATTCAACATGATCTGTTGGTAAATTTGCAGGTGCTGGCGTGTTCTCTGAATTCGAATTTAACGCTTCTTGAACCGCCACTTTTACCGCGTCTGTTGTCATGGTGGTGACCAGGGCTTTTAGGGCTTCTTCATCCATATCTAAAATACTCGCTTTAATTATCGTGGCTGAGAGTTGCACAGCCTGTTTTCCTTTTGGTAGAGCGCTTAGCTCAACCACTTCTAATGTTTTGGTGTCGCCCGCAGGAGGCAAACAGCCAAGAATGGCTAGATGATGGATATACCAACCCTCACGCCCTTCAAGCGGGTGGAGGCTAATGCTGAACCCTTCAAAGTCACCGCTGTCTTCCATCTCTTCTAAAAAGGCGCTGTAATGCACCTCGATGATGAGTTCAGATTCACCAGACTGCTCTTGGCTCTCAATCAGTTGAGGGTTATCCACTCGGCCATAAGCAGGAAAGCGGTCGCTACAATCATCAATATGGCCAGTTACGACAGGTGGCCTTGCATCCTTATTGAAGTTTGATATCGCACTTTCCAACATCGCTTTTGTGACCACTTTGCCGTTCTTTTGAACGCCCGTTGTAACGATGGACATTTTTCTCATTCGGGGCATGGGTTACGCTCCTAGCTGTGGGAACGAGAGTCCTTTGGCAAAATCGATCATAAATATCTGACCGCTGCTATCGGAAACTTCTAAAAATTGCACCGAGATATTCGCCGTGTAATCTTGTTGCTCATCGTCATAGTTGGGTACTGGCGGGTTTAATACATAACCGTGAAGACGAGTCGTCATAGAGCCGTTTTTGCGAATGCCGGAATGGGTATCAAGCATGCGCACCACACCTGTAAAGCGAAGTTTCACATAACCGCCGTTCTCGTTGAGTGTGCGGATATCTTTTGGGGCTAAGCTACCAAAAGGGACGGAGGCTTTAATCGGCTCAAACTTACCTGTTGGAACATCAATACCTCCAACACCACCGAGCCCACCAAGGGTTTTGGTTTTGCGCGTCACTTCAGCGCTCATGCTTTTAACACGCCCGATGTACTGTGATTCGTTAATGTAAACCGATTGGTTGGTCATAATGACGCTAGCGTTTTGGCTCACGAGTTACCTCCTAATAGCTGTGACAGCGCGTTTTCTAAACCTTGAGAGTAAATCTCAGCTTCAAATTCAATACTTTCCATCACCATGGCTGGCGTCGCTTTGTAATGAAACTTGATCATGCCTTGCATTAAATTACTCAAAGGGTTTTGCTCTTCTTTAATAAAGCACTCACCAAACACCAATGATTCACCAATTTTTTCACGTAGGTAGTCGTTGACACTTTCGGCCACTCGACCAATCAAGGTGTTGGCCAAATCATCAGGACTCGTAAACATCGGACGGTCGAGGTATTGCATCGCAAACTTCTCAATCGCTTCTTCGATGATGTCCATGGTTCGTCGCCAAGCGATAAAGGTCATCACATCCGATTTCGATGGATAAGCGGTACTGCGGTTGCCAAAGGCACGAAGTCCATTGAAATTAATGGTGGTGACAATGCCAGCCTTGTTGAGCTGCACTACGTCACAATCAGGATCGTTTGGTAAGTATTCCAAATCATGCTCAGAGGCGACCGCATCAACCAATTTGAGGTTAGAAGGACTGCACCAGTAACCCGTTTCCATTGGCTCACCTGTTAGGTTCTTATCCATTTGGATGATAAGACCAGCGTAAGACGGCGCTGCCCAATCAAGGCGTGTTTCTCCTTCGTTATTAAGCACTTTAAGACGTGGGTAGTAACAGGTCGCACGATAGTCACTGATGCCGTTAGCAAACACGCGCGCTTGCTCTTGGGTTGAACCCGCAGGCGGCTCAACGATCCACATGCCTCGGGTTTTACGGATCGCCGCAACGGCTTGTGATGCAGCGCCAGGCTTGTCAATCAAACCAGGGGCTAAGAAAATCTTTGGCATAAAGCCATAGACCGCCTGTGTTTGACGAATAAGCGGTAAGCAGGTTAAGAACTTACCCAACATAGGGTCAGCGGCAATCGAACGCTCAAGACGGAGCTGTGCTTGTATCGCTTCGTTTTCTTCCGCATTGGACGCATTCACGATCGCAACATCAGGTAAAGACTCTGGCGCTAATTCCGGTGATTTAACTTTCGCTTTCACCGCTTTAGGTGCGCTTTGTGCTTGGGCTTCTTGAGCCTCTTGTGCAATTACATAGGAGATAACCGTTGCACGAGCAGAATATTTATAAATTCGCTCAAGCGAGCTCAATAGCGTGCCAGGGCCGAGCTTTTCTTTTGCATCATCATACGACAAGGTTTTAATGATGCTTTGTTCGGTTGGGATCGTAGCCGTCCCAAACACCCCTGCAATCGCACTCGATACATCAAGGATTGGGGTTGGGCCTGAGACCACTTCTACGGTATCGACACCGTGTTTCATGAGGGGGTACTCCCTATCAGTTAGTAGGGAGTAGCATAAGAAAAACCTCGTTAGTCGAGGTTCATATGCACGATTTTAGAGGTGTTGCTTAATGTCATCAGGTAAGGTCGCTTGCATGATGGCTTGGGTACAAGGGTTGTTCCACACAGCATCAATGGCGCTCGCAATACCCGAATTCATGATTTTTTGCTCAAACTCATCAATGATTGCTTTGCCTTCTGCCACCATGGCATCGAACTGAGCGGTACAGTCATCAATTAGTCCTGACACACCAGATAGGTATTCTTCAAGTTCAAGTGCGCTCATCGCGCCGGAGAGATAGTCATCAACCTTTTGACCAATAGCCGATGCAACTTCTGATCCTGCGGTAAAAAGCTTGTCCGCACCGCCTGCTATCGGGCCAAAGACTTTGTCTGTATTAACACAAGACGACACAGGTAAACCTGCCATGGTATCGAGCGTACTCACCATGTTGGATTTACTCGAAAGCCACAGCGCATTATCTGCCAAGCTTTGCATATGGCCCATTGTGCGATCCATTGCGGAGGTCGCCGCACTGAGCTTACTTTCAATCTGAGTGATAAGTGCAATATCGACTTCTTGTAGTTCATCCAAACCGAGGGTATTGAGCTTTCTAATCGCTTCATTGGTGGTACTTTGCGCCGCTTTAGCTTCATTTATACCTGGGCAGGTCATGCTCATTGAGCCACTGCCTAACGCTTTGTAAACATCAATATTCATAATAAAGAGATCTCTCTAAATTGCTCACCCGTCTCTAATAAGGTAAAGGTAGCGCGTATCGAAAACTGCCCCAACGCCATCTCTGAGGCCACCACAAAAATCTGGCTCATCTCGATGCGAGGTTCATATTTTTTAACCTGCCTGGTGATATCGACCATCAGCTTAGACATTTCCCATTGAGGACGGTCAACATAACTCATTGCATCACACCCATATTCAGGATCGTAAATGCGAGTGCCTTTTGGGGTATGCAGCAATACTTTGAGTGATTGCAATACATCTTCTTTGAGGGTTTGACAGCGACCTTCACCATCTAATCGAATCGCATACTTCATGCGTTCAATCCTCCGAATTTTGAATGTAATAACCAATTGAACGACGCTCTCTTGAAAAATAGTTTCGTGATAGCGTTCAACCAGTCCTGTAGGTAATTCAACAGCCTTGAAAGCAAATTGTTCATACCATTACGCCACTTCAAGATAAAAGCGCTTAGAATCGTTTCTAGCGCGCTTAACCCATTGGTTGGTTTGGGGTGGGTGAAGGGCCATGATTGTGACCGTTGTAGATCATTCGGATTTGAGTCATTGAACCACTCTTGTCCATTACCTCTTTTTTGACCTTCAAGTTGGATTCAAAGGTGACATCTTGCTGAACTTTGAATGTCTTGGTAATCGTGACATGACCATCAATATCAACATCAGAAACAAATCGAGTACCATTCTTATCCATAGTGAATGTCGGACCACCGCCACCAATTTCCGCCAGCAGAATCTGCTTCCCTTCGTCATAAGTGATCACCGTGCCATCATTGAACTTCATGCCAAACACTTTGACGTCACTCTGAAAAGGCGTTTCTGATTGGTTGTACAGCGCGCCCAACACAAACCCTCTGGCCATATCGCCAATTGGGGGAAAGAGGCAAACCACTTGTTCGCCAATTTCAAGGTTATGCACCACTTGAACCCCTTTGGTGCGAAAGGCCAATACGGGCAACCAAACGGATGGCACACCATCGAGCCCTTTTAACGCCACTTTTACGCGGTGTGAAGTACCCTCAACCTCAATCACTTCACCAATGCTCACGATGCGTGTCATCCGAGCATAGAGCGTATCAAGTCGTGCTTTGAGCTCTTTGAAAATTTTCATTATCTCACCATTCGTCGAACGCCAGAGCCGAGACGCTTTGCCAATTGAGCCATCGCATTCTTTGGTCTTGGGTTACGAGGTTGCGCCGCTGAGCCACCAACAAACACGGTGATGAGTCTTTGAATACACATCTCGATGGCGTCTGGAATGTCATCTTTACCACGTGGATACATATCGAGTTGATCTTTAAGGCGCGTCATGGTTTCCAATATCAATAAGGTTTCGGTTTCAAACAGCGCTTGTAGGCTCTTAATTCGAAGAAACTTGTTTCCACCACGAAAACCTTCGCTCGGTAGAACGACACCAAGTCGAAGAGCTTCGCGCTGAATTTCACGACGGTATATTTTCTGAAATGCCACTTCCTCGATAATGACGAACGCGGGTTTAAATTGGAGATAGACTGAAACAATACGCCGAGCAAACGCTAAATCAGATTCAATCCAGCCATCGGCAAACAAAACATAGAGCACATTGGTATGCTTGTGTTTAGCAACTACCGCAATGGCAGAGTCGTCGCCTCCTTCCACTCCGGTCGCAGGGTCAACGGCCATCCCAATCTCACAGTCACGCAAATCCACTTTACTGGGGTGATAGGTCTTCACGGTATTCATATTGAAGACTTTTTCATCATCCGACATCGGTTTATTTTCATATTCCGTCGCCCAAATGTGGGAGCCCAGTTTGCGCTTTTTGTCCATGAGCAGAGGCAATGGCCAACGAGCAGCCCAAAGCGGTTCACCTAATGGTGTGATTGCGCCAAATCGAAGACCAATCCAATCGGTCATTACTCCTTCGGCGATCTCTTTTAGCAGTCGGCTAGGTAAATCATCGGGATGCATGATGGTATTGGCAATGACGGTTAATGCACCTTTACCCAAGTTCAAAATAACCCGTTTAAACCAGTTATAAAGCGCACGTCGTCGCTTTACTGATTCCACTTCATCATCTTTTAATAGGTCATCACAAATGATGTGAGTCGGACGTTGGAACTCATTTTTCACCCCGCGAAGCGATTGCCCCGCACCGACCGCTTGAATGGCAGAGCCGTTAGCCAACTGAATTTTGCGCTTCGCCCAAGTGTTCCCTTTCACTTTTTGAAAGCCGTAGTCCGCGATGATTTGGTCGTCTTCTTCTAGCATCGTTTTGATGCCATCAATCATATCTTGCGCGGAGTCTTTACTGGCCGCGCAAATAACAATGAATGAACCAGGGTAATTCAGTGCCAACCATAGAGGGAGCGCTTGCGTATTACGTGTGGTTTTACCGTGATCGCGAGGCTCAATATCTAAGATCCCCTCCAGCTCTCCCTCTGGCATTTGAATAAAAATATGATCGTCGCTGGCCGTGACGGAGCGAAAAAGCTGCTCATCGGCAAAGTTTAATTGCCGAGTAGAGACAAGGCGCGTTAACGCTAATTGATAGTCAGCAAAAGGCACAGGAAATGCCTTGGGCATGTAAGTCTCACAAAAATAGGCAAAGTCCGTTTTCGCCGTTGCTAATCGAGACTCCTTGCCCTGAGCTTTGGCTTGAATGTGTAGACGCAATTGCGCCTGCTCTTTGAGTCGCTGAAGCTCATGTTTATCAAACACCACGACCTCGCTTATATTCGACATCGATAGATTCAATCGCTTCGACTAAGCGGATCAACAGTTCGGGATCGTCTTCGGACAATAAACGAGTGAGCTCTTTTTTCAGATCTTGTTTGGCCGCTTTTACCCCGCGTGTAAATTCCATCTTCAAACGGCCCACGCCAACAGTACCCCCTGTGACTGATTGAAGCGCTGAAAACATATCTTTGGGATCATCAAAATCGAGCTCATCTAAGTCTTTGATGTAATCCACAAGCTTGCGCGCCAGTAACTGGTTAGCCGCATCAACCAAATCCGTGCCAGCGGTATCTTTAATGCTGTCGAGTAATATTTTGCTCTCTTCTTGCGCTTTACGAAGGTTAATCGCGGCTTCTTCATTGGTTTTAATGGTACGGCGAATGGCGCGCGCACTGAGCTTGATGCCTTCATCATTGAGCACCTTAGCGATTTTTTCAGAGTTCAGTTTATCGTGCGTGTACAAGTCAATGATGCGTTCAACAATGCCCATCGCCTCCGCTTTACTTCGTCTCCCCACAATATTTTTCCTTATCGTTATACCCGTTGGGACAGAGAAAAAGTAACGAAAAACACCGTTTTCTTGGTTCATATGAACCAAATTGAGCCCTTATAAAACCTAAGCTAGAGCCTAGAAAACAGGAGTGTTGTTATGGTGGCGTCGACCTTTGTTAATGCACTGAAAAAGCGAGAGCAAGCTCTGACAACGCTGGGCCATAAGATTGGGCCTCTAGCGGTCTCTATGGTGCAACAGAATATGGATGGCCCTTTTAAGGCCAATGCGCCTTTGACCAAGCAGCTTAAAAATAATGGTGCCAAACCGTTAAAAGATACGGGAGATACAAGAGCATCCATTAATTACCAATCCCAAGGTAATAACACCGTCGTCGGCACCATAAAACCTCACGCCAAACTGATTAATGATGGCGGTACGCTAAAGCCTAAGCATTCACAAAAATTAGCGATCCCTGTTAACAAGCAAGTCAAGCAGCGTGTGAATGCTTGGGGGGTAAAGAAAACGCTGCGCCAGCTTGAGTCAAAAGGATGGAAAATATTCTTTCGTCCTAAAGCCATCATGGGGCGCGCGCCACCAGGAGCGAAACCGTTTGGTCTAAAAATTAAATCAAAACACAACAAGAGCGCCCGAAAACGAAAAGATGGTACATACAGCGAAAATGCAAAGGGGGTGTTTTATGTGCTTTTCTACCGAAGCTCTGGCATCAAGGTGCCTAAACGAGAGTTTATGAAATTGAATGAAACCCAAGAGAAAACCTTAACTCGCATTATTGAACGCGTACTTAAGGATAAAACATGAAAGCTTTAGATCAGTTAAGATCGCTATTAATGAGTCGATTGCGTATGACGACCATCATGGAGCCTTCAAACGCGACCGCAAGGCGTCACGTTCGGGTGATGGCCAGTAACATTAAACTCACGCCATTACCCATTGAAAATATAAACATGGCTTATATGCCTTATGAATGTTTGATGGATATTGTGATCTCTTATCGCATCAGTGGAGGCAATATGCGTGAAGCCTTAACTCATACCTCACTGGCTGAATCATTGCTCATTACGGAAATGCTTTCAGGCAAAGCGCTCGATATTAAAGATGTTGCTGAAACCTTAAATGAGCGTGATGAGATCCGATTAGCTCACCCTGACTGGTCGCTCTCTGTGGTCGGCGACGCACTGCTTTATGGCGCAACTCGCGTAGGCGATGGGTTTGCCAATCAATCTCAGTTTTCAGACCACGATGAGATCAGCGATGACATCATGGCGTATGAAGACCAATGGAAAGCCAGCTTATCACTTACACTTCATCGTCATTTCCCAAACCCTACATTGCGTACTATCACGATGGTTAACGATCACAATAACGAGGAAAATACCGTTGAATAATGCACAAAAAATTTTAAAAAGTGGTCATTGGGGAGCATGGGGGGATTGCGGTTTTAAAACCTTATTCACGCCTCATTCAATCAGTGACAATCGCACTTGGCGAGTGCCTGCTCAAAACGTGCTTAATGGGTACCCTCATCATCAATTTATGGGTGAAGGAGAGCGAACATTACCGATCACCATTGCGGTACACAACGAGTTTTGCGATTTAGCTAAGCATCATGACGTCATGCTAAAACAATCAAACAGTGACGATGCTCAACCCTTGGTGATTGGCCATAATGTGTTGGGGTTTTTCAAGTGCAAAAGCATGAGTCAAACTTACGATGAAACCACCCCTGAAGGCATTCTCATCGCATCCACCTATCAACTAAGTCTGGTGGAAGTACGCGAATGAAGACCCTCTTTGCGATTGACGGTGAACGCTGGGACACGCTGTGCCTTCGTGCTTACGGAGCGGCCACCCCTGAAATGGTGAAACAGCTTCGAACGCACAATCGTAAGTTGGTTCGTCTGCACAGTTTTGTGTTGCCTGGTGGTGCTCAGGTACTTGTTCCAGAGCAAAACATTAAGGCGCAAGCCCATACTGTTATCGAGCTTGCCCCATGGCAACGTTAATCAAACCGACCATCGTGCTTGATTGGGCTGGCCGTGATGTGACGCAGAGCTTAGGCGCTTATGTCAAACACATCAGCTTTAGCGACAGCCTACAAGTTGATGAAACCAGTGTCCCTGACACTCTCTCAATCACGCTTCGCAATCCTGACGGACGCTTCTTAGATGCTTGGTATCCAAGTAAAGGCGACATCTTAAAAGCAGGTGTGCGTTATCAAGACAGCACTTGGATGTGGGGCGTGTTCGAGATAGATGATATCAAGTTTCGTTTTGCTCCTGATGAGCTCATTATCGGTGCGAACGCGGCCAAGCTGGCCCGAGGCGATTTAGACAAAGCGCAATCACGCGCCTTTGATAACATTGCGCTCTCAGCGCTGCTCAACATTGTGGCCAATGAAGCTGGCATGAACGCGGTGCTGACGGGTGAGGATGTCACGCTAACACGTGTTGAGCAGCAAGCGGAATCCTCTATGTCGATGATAAAACGGTTAGCGTTACGTTATGGCCTGCCTGTGAATATTAAAAGCGGCACCTTGTATATGGGGATCCCTAAAGGTATTGCACCATTAACGCTATCAGTCACCGATCGCAATCGTATTCAAAAGCTGGATTTACCCGAAGTCGTTCGAGGGCAATACACCGCCGTTAAAATTGATTATTACGATCAAGATAAGCGGCAATTAATTCAATACATTGCGGGGGATGATCAGGCTTCTAACGCGCAAATATTGCGCCTTTATGATGCACCTGTCACCTCACACGATGAAGCTGTGACTTACGCGAACGCCGCACTCAAAGAGCAAAACAACCAATCAAAAAGCACGGGAAGCATCACTTTGACCGCAACACCCATTACCTCTGGTCAAGAGATGAACTTTACTCATGTTGGTAAGCTTCATCCAAGCTGGATGGTACTCAATCAAACCACAACAGTGAGTGATGGCGGTTGGACGTGCAATGCGACAATAGGAAAACGAGAATGAAAACCCCATTAGGCCAATTACCTGAGCCGAAACTGATTGATTCGGATTACCAAACAACGCTCTCGAGAGTGCGTAATAACTACCAATCAGCAACAAAGCACTATCCAAGCACCAACGATCCAGAAACCTTCCAACTCGAGCAGTTAGCGTATGAGCGTGAAATGCTGGTTGATGAAATCAACTTTGAAGGTAAGCAAAACTTACTGGCGTTTGCGAAAGACGTTCGACTAGAACGCCTTGGTGACTTAGTAGACTGCGAACGTTTAAAGCCAACCTCTGCGAACGCCGAGTTTTTATTCACCTTCTTAGCTGACCATCGCGGGTTCGATATTCACAAAGGTTTTGTGATGTTAGCGCAAGATGGTAAGACGATTTTTCAAACCAAAGAAATGCACACCATCGCGCGGGGTGTAAGCACTCAAACATTGGTGTTGTACGCGCAAGAAGTAGGCCCTGGTGCAAACGGTTTTGCTGCAGGGGAAATATCACAAATCTCTAAGCCGATGGCAGAGATTGTGAGTGCGGTGAATACTACTATCTCGGTGGGTGGCAGCGATAAAGAGTCTGATGAAAGTTATGCTGAACGCATCTATCTTGCGCCATCCGGCTTTTCAAGCGCAGGCCCTTATGACGCCTACGAATACTTTGCCAGAAGTGCCCACCCAGGGATTGCAAGAGTTAAGGTGTTAAGTCCTGAGCCGAACCATATTGATATCTATGTGCGGATGAAGGATGACTCACTGCCAAGTCAAGCCATCTTGAATGACGTGGAGGCTTATTGCAGCGCGCAAAAGCGTCGTCCTATTGGCGATCGAGTTAAAGCCAAAGCCGCTCAGCCTTATCATATGGACACCACTTTGCATATTTCGATTTACGCTAACATGCAGTCAATGGCGACCAGTACCGTGACGGCGGTGCGCACGAAAGTGAACGCATTAACCGCTCGATGGACAATGCAGTTAGGCCGTGATGTTGTGCCGCAAGACTTAACAAGCGAAGCACAAGTCATGCAAGCGGTGTATTTAGCGACGACACCGCTTCAGTTTAAAGCAATTGCACCACACCAATATCCGGTCATTACCGTCTCAGACATTACGTATGACATTGTGGATGAGCAAGTGGAGTAAGGCATGAAACTAACGGACTGGCTGGTTGAGCTGGATATGATGTTGGGGTTATCAGCGATGGCGTTATTAGGGGCGCTCTCTCAGGCAGCCAGTACCGAAAGTATGAATGTGCGCACCATTATTGCGGGTGTTGTCATGTCAACGTTTGTGCTGGCTTTGGTTTATATCGGCCTTGAGAGCATAGAGATGGATGAGACACTTCGATTAGTGTTAGCTGGTGTTGCTGGGTATTCCGCAAGGTATATCCTTCAGGCTTGGAACCTTATCATGGAGCGTCTTGCCCATAACCCTATAAAAATGCTGAGCGAAATAGCCAAAATATGGAGAGGCAAAGGATGACAATGATATTGACCTTTATTGCGGCCACGTTGATGGCGGTAATGGTTCGCAGTGATAAGGCGCGGATGTGTCTTATTGCGGCGATGGGGTTGTATGCAGTGGCTGACCTTTCGCCCACCATGCAACTGATGTTCTTAGGCGTACTGGTCGCTACTTGGCAATCTCTTTTTACCTCTGGAGAACGTCATGAAAAAACTCAAACTCATCACTAAAGGATTGCCAACAGGCACCTTTGGTGAGCTCTTTATGAATGGTAGTGCGCTTTGCTATACCGTCGAACGAGAGTGGAACAATAATTTGCCAAGTCTTAGCTGTGTTCCGGCTGGTACGTATCGGCTAAAACGTCATAAATCACCCAAATACGGTCTCTGTTTTGCATTAGAATGCCCAAGTGTTGGTGTCACTATTTATGGACCAAGTCAGCGCACTCACTGCCTTATTCATGCGGCTAATTTCCCTCATCAACTAGAAGGCTGTATCGCGCCAGGGATAGAGATGCATAGTAATAAGTGGGGCGTAGCAAATAGTCGTACAGCAATGAATAAGCTCCTTGAAATACTCGTTGATGACGAGTACGAATTGGAGATTGTAAGACTATGAGCCTAATTAGTGCCGCGCTAGGGATTGCCAATGCGCTGGGTGTTACCGATACCGTATCGAATTGGTTTGGTGGTAACAATGGCAATGAGATCGCAGATAAAGTATTAAAGGTCACTCAAGCGGTCACAGGAACCACATCGCTCTCGAGTACGATTGAGGCCATTCAAGATCCCGTAATGGCGGCCAAAGTCGAAGAAGCGTTAATGCAGCATGAACTTGAGTTTAATAAGTTGGCTTTCGGGGATAAAAAAGACGCTAGAGAGTTGCAAGAGAAAACCTTGGATGGTGATGATAAATTTGCAAAACGATTTCTATATTACTTCGCATTTTACTGGGCTATCTTCGCCTCAATTTACTTACTCGCGATCACCTTTTGTAATATTCCAGAACAATCCGTGCGCTTTGCCGATACCATTTTAGGTTTTCTGCTTGGCACCATCATCGCGGGTATCATCAGTTTCTTCTATGGCGCGTCGTTTAAAGAGCCAAAAGCCAAACCTAACCCCAAACCGATATAGTCCCCTAAACAAAAGCCGCCCAATCAAAGGGCGGCTTTCTTGTATTAAAATAGGGACATCTGTCCACTGCTTGGTTCATCAGGCTCAGTTTGATGCACGAACGTAAGCCAAGACTGCAAACGAAACGCAAACACATACTCGCGCTTTACACGCCGTCTTGCGACTGCACTGCATCCCGTGAATACCTGAGAGCAGCGTTTAATTTTTACTGAATCCTGGCTCGGAGTTTTCATAGTTGCTTCTTGTCCAAATAATTTCTGCGATTTCATTGATGGAATAGTAAGTCCGACCACAGCCTGTATAGGCTTTCAAAATACTGATGTCATTCGGGGTTAACATCTCATGAAACTCATGAGCTGGAATGCGGTTTTCAGGCCACATCTGCAGCAGCACTTTTTCTACGTCTTCTTTGTCGTGAATGATGACTGGCTCTAGACCTGGTTTCATCATTGATGCTGAGCTCATATTGCGTTCCATTTTTCTAAGCCAGTGATGACCTCACTGATGGTCACTTTTGTTAAAAACCGTACATTACTCACACTTGCAGTACGATGCACAAATGCAGTGAGTGCAGGATCTTTTAAACCACCTTGCCAACCTTTTGCATAGCAAAGCGCGGCGAGTTTTCGCCATTGGGCATCTGTTGGGCGGTTTGGGTTGTTGGTCTTTACAGGTTGGTAGCGAGGTTTTGGACCATCGAGGTATTGATGCTCTTTTAAATGAGCAATGACACTCTCGAGTTCAGCGTGATTCATGGATTTACAACTAGATTTACCCGTCAAATCGACAAGACAACGGCGATAGGCTTCATCAGTAAATTCGCCAAGTTCAACCGTCAATTTGTTTTTCATGCCTTTATGGATAAGGCCATATTGCTGATATCTATTCAAAAAAAATGCCCTCGCAAATCGTACTTGCAAGGGCATTGTATTGTGTAGTTTAAAAAGTCACCACCGATTCATCTTCAACATATCCAATTAATTGATTTCGATTAGACATCTTTTAATGACTCCTCCAGATACTCAATCCACACCTTTCGCACTTCGTTAATCTGGTTTTGTAATGCCATTTCTGCCTCAAATAGCTTGGGTGCGGTCATTCGTAGGCGACTTTCGAAATCTTGAGGCAAATTAGGATGATTGGAGTACTGACTCAAAACATCACGCATTAACCCTCGAACAACTAGCGCATCTGCTACTAGTCTGATACCGCTAATTTCACCTTGTGATAATTTTACTTTTGACATGTTGACATCCCATTTGTTGATTCGACCTTGGCTTTTGCGTCTTCAAATTTGATTAAACGGCGCATGGTTGAGTCTTCCTTCTGCCCATAAACAAGAACTCGATAAGTGGCAGGGTCGTATTCTGATATGCCCGCAATCACTCCTTCTTCGAGTTTGGTACCAATCTCAAATGGCGGGATAATGTCGTAGCTGTTTGCCCACTCATCGATAGTCGCTTTCAGGGCTGAGTCTACATACCCACAAACATTTTCTAGCTTGCTAACAAAGTCATAATTTACAAGCCAATTGTCACTCTCAAAATTTTTAGCCAGTTCGTATTCATCGCAGTTTTCTTCCCAGTGGCGGTGCAACGATTGGATAAGATCTTCTTTTTCAGACTTTTCGAATTCACAATGTTTCTCAACGAATAGATCTTCGACCGCTTGCTTGATAATGGATAACTTAATATCGCTATCATCAGCATCTGGTCGAGGAGGAACTATTGCGCCATCTCTATTAAATAATGTGTTCATAATATATTTCTCACGATATTCAGGCCGAGCGAAGCCAAAGCGGGAACGCTGAGAGCGTCGCTTGCCTGTTTGTTTTGTGTATTTTTTAAAGCATTTCACTGAGCCGTATAATGCTTCAACCTATTGTTTCATTGACTCTAAAATAGGGACTGCAAATTCTCGCCCCATCGGAGTTAGCTTAATAAATAATTTTGCGCTTTTATTAAGATTGACCTCCAACAAACCTCGATCACCTAACTTATGGATTCCACCTCTAAAGGCGTGAGGCTGAAATTCGGTTATCCTACTTTTGTTGATCAACTCTTGTATTCTTCGAGAAGGGACAGGCATCGGCTGGTTAGCTTGCTCAAGCATGAGTAATACTGCTAGAATGTTCCTCTGCGCTGCACTCGTCCTATGTTTCAAAACACCCCCTTAAATGTATCTGATACAAATAAAGAACTAACGCCATTAACCTTGTTTAGCTTCAGTTATACACTGTTCGAAATGTTCTTCTTGATACGCGATAGCTTTTCTTAATGCCTCATCTAGCGTTTGTCCGTAAGAGAAATGCGACATATAAGCGCTCCAACTGCATGAGCATGATAAAAACTCACCTTGATCATTGAATCGAAAACGGTCGCGGATAGGTGTCGAGAATTGAATAAGAACACCATGTTTTTTATGATCATGTAAGAAATCAAGTAGATTGCCTTTACTTTTCAGAAGGTAATTGCCAACCGACTCCTTGCTACCAAAGCCTAACGCTTCAAGGATTTCAGTATGGTTATCATCGAACTCTTCCCAAAAAGCATTAGGTAATGAGTCACAAGCCGTTACTAACTGCATGTGGAATACGTGCTCAATTCTTATTGAAGCATCAAATAACTGCTCCATGACTTCGCTGTTAATTTTCACGTTGCTCTCCTGATTGAGATAAATGTAATTCAATAGTCATCATTGCTGATGCAAGGTTATCTAAAGCACTGTCACGCTGAGTGGGGGTTGATTGGCCTGCACGTATAGTGCAGACCGCGTGACCAATAATGCCCTTAACTTCAATAAGCAGTTGATTGGTCTCCATATCGTTTACCAATCTTGCAATTGAATGTTATTGCCATATGCGCGTTTTAAACCTGTGATAGACGTTCGAGCGCAATACAACTTGTAAAGATAAGCATCGATACCAAAGCAATGAGTTGAATCGAATATAGGACCGCTAAACACATAGTTATTGTTAGCTAAATAACCGATGTAGTGTTTCCCTTCCTCATGATGGTCGTAGAGTGTTATGCGAGTACTATCTTCAATAATGATTTCGATACGTGAATAATCGTCATCACCTGCCCATTCCATTTCAATTTCATATTGATCTTCTATATCTCCCCAACCTTTTGCTGCTTCTTTAATCCCTTCAAAGAAATCATCAGCAGTGATAACGGCATCAACAGGCTTAAATGTGACACCAAGAAGTTCTTTGATTTTCTCGGCAGATTGCTCATTGATCGCATTCTCATAGGCATTGATTAGTGTCTCAGAAATAAAGCGATTGTATTCAGGCAAGGTAACTTCGTTTAACGCATCCTGAAGAGATTCATCAATCTTGGCTTGGATAGCTTTACCAAATGTTCCATGAGTCTCCATAGAGCGACTAACAAGGTTTTTAACCAAGACATCAGCCTGTTCTTGGATCATTTTTTCAAGAGTGCCATCGGTACACATTTGGTTAAGATGAGCGCTAACAACTTCGTTTAATTCTTTCATTTTTAATATCCTTAAAATTCGGTTTAAATAACGTTTTAACCATCTTCAAAGCGAGCAAAACCAAAGCAGTGAAGCTGTATAGCTCTGCTCGCTTATTTCTAATTGAATGGTTAAGATGACGAGGATTACTTACAAAGCGTTGCTTTAACTGTATTGCTCTTCAGCCCAATTCTTCCAATCAAATCCGCACTCGGTACATTTGCTGTTGTTATCTTGTAGTTCAGCATTCGCATGACAGTCTTCACCAGGGCATGTAGGGACCATAACTTGAAGCTTTGTGCCAACAGGCCAGCGCTTGCAATCAAAACTGATCTCGTTGCTTGTATTGGTATCCATATCACCTTCACACCAGGTTTCAATATAAGGCTTATGTTGATCGCAGTTTTCGCCTGCATATACATCTGCTTTAATTTCAGCTCCGGAAACAATGTCGTAGTCAATATTGCTCATAAACGGTATTCCTATTATTCGATATCTTCACAAGGTGATGAGGTTTTACCCATCGCCCACATCAAGGCACTAATGACGCCATCTTCATAAGTTAAGTCCTGATTTGCGGTATCGATGGTGGACTTAATCGTTTCGGCTTTTTCTATCTCTCGATAAACCGCATCAGTGGTATGAATCATTGCCGTCATTAAAATACGCTCTCAGAATCACTGTGTGGCTCGCCATTGAAGTATTCGCCAATCGCTTTGCGTGAATCAAAACAAGAACGACAGACGATAAGCGATTTATTTGAGGCTGTATCGACCAACTTAACGCCCGATTGAGGCTGTCCATTGTTGCAGTTTGCACAGTGGCTAACTTCGCATACTTCTGGATCGGCTAAACAATCAGAACAGACCTCAAGCTTTTCACCACGGAAAATTGTAAAAACCATGCCATAACGTACAGGCATTACGTATTCACAACACTTACAAGGGAATCGACGACGTGGCTCATGACGACGAATACCCGTCCCTTGTTTTGCCACTTGTGGACGCTTGCTTTTAAAGTTTGATTTATTATGCTTCATACGTTTGCTCCTTTTTTACATTAAGTCTTGTTGCCCAGTGTTGACAGAACTCAGCCCGACAGACTGCCCAATCTAAATTGGCTGAGCGAGTATCTAAAAGGCAAACCACAGCCTCAGCCCAATAAATTGAGGCTTCGCTATATTCATTTTGTCGTTCAAGCAATGCCGCTTGTTCGGCAAGTTCGATGTACTTTTGATAAGCACTGTACTTTCTAGCCATTCAAAATTCCTTTGGAATAAGTTCAATCTCTAAATTCAGGCAAAGCGAAGCCAAAGCGGGAACGCGTGATGCGTCGCTTGCCTGTATTTAATTAATTGGTTGTCTTGGTATTAACTCACTTGTTGCAAGCGAGCGGAACGATTACAGCTTGGCGAAATCTAAAGAAATCGCCTGCATTTCGTCTTTTGTGCCTTTCTCGTAGAAGCGAACATAAGACTTGCTGGTGGAGATAAGAACGCTTTCAGATACCGCATTCATCGCCTCAAGCCAACGAGCATCATCAATCTTGATACGGCGCAAGCTTAGAATACGTGAGGTGCTGATGTTACCTTCTTTGTCCACTTGGAAGGCATCTGTAATGATTGCACGCAGGTTTTCATTGGCACCCTCAGACCATTCGCTAACTAGCTCATCAATGATGTCTTTTGCGATCTTTAAATCAGGGCCAAAGGTAATCGTGTCTTGCATTGAAATTACGACTTTATTTGAGCCATCAAACGAAGTGAAAGAAACATTGCCTTTTTTACCACCAACTTTGCGATCATACTTTTCAGCAAGCAAATCCATAAAAGCATGGCAATCATCAAAAGCTCGGGCTTTAAACTCAGTGAGCAGCGCTCGGTGTTGCTTTGATACCGCCACTAGGTTACGCACAAACTCATCCATCAGTTTGTCGTGATCTTCGACTTGAGATGCCGGAACAAAACGACCTTTACGGTCTTGCATGTAGCCTGCTGGAATTGCAAATCCAGGGGCTGTGTCAACTTCTACGGTGGATGTTGTTGTCATTTCAGTATTCATGTTATTTACCTTGTTCATATTGATTCACTAATAGCAGCGCATCATCAAGTGCTGCTTTTGCTCTTTTTAAACGAACTTTATTCATTTTCGTTTGACGGTTGATGTGTTTAACAGCGCTATTCATCATCATTACGGCAGCGCCAAAACCTAAAAGTACCCCAATGAAAAACATTAAAATGATGCTCGACATGACTCCTCCCAACAAACGGTGTCACGATTTACTCGAATCGCTTTCATGACTTTACGCTGACCATTTAAAACTGTGTTGATAATGAAGATGGGGGCATCCCCAATTTCTTGCTTTACCAGCTCGTTAAGTTGAATCGGAAACTCACACATCACTAACGCACCTTTGCCCATTGGGCGACGTGAAGCGACCCAAGACTTACCTAACACAACCACCATATCGGTTAACATAATTCTTACCCCACACTTAAACATTCAACGTAATGCTTTGAGTCCAATCCGAAAGGCAGTTGCAGCAATCGGTTGAAAGGCTTTGCTCGATCAAATTCTTTGTACATCGTCTCTTTTAGGGCGCGGGGTTCAAACCCTCCATTTCGACATTTATGGCAAAGGCATGCATCATTAATTCGCCATATCAGCTCATTACGAGAGCATTTGGAGCATGTACCGCGAAAGCTTCGTCCTGTTACTATCCAACGGCATTCCTTTCTGCCTGAGTATTGTATTGCGCCGTACTCATTAAGCTTTTTTAGTGACCAATCACAACGAATGTCTAATAACACATTAAGTTCGGCAGTGGTCATTGGGTTCTTCTTGAGCGCCTCGATAATCACGTCTGCTGTCTCAAGGTCATAAACTCCCGTCATGAGCATTTTCATCACGCTACCTCTTTAATGAAGTTGTAAGCCTTATCCATATGATTAGCGTTAACGGTACTGCCTTCATCTTTCGCTATAGATATCGCTAAACGGATCAAGTGTCGTAATGTTCTTAATTGTCCCGTCGTAGTTGGTATCACTTTGTAGGCCCATTTAATGACTTCTGAATCGGTTATTCCCCAGGCTTTAAGGTATGCCTGAATGTCTTTTTGTGTAGAGCGTACTATCTTGCGAGATTTCAAAATGCGTGACCAAACGGGGTACATATTGGTGCGAGATTTTGAAGCGCTCATGCGAGTGCGAACAACGTCATTCCCCAGCAGAGTGACCCCGATACGGTTCTCTGTCAGTATGCGCAAACCATTAAGGGTATCGTCAGTGGTGTATTGCGCTTCATCAACAATCAATAAGCCATTACTGCCTGTAATACGCTGCATAATTTCGTAATCAATACGGTCAATCGTCATACCATTGGTATGGACACCCATCTCACGCGCAATGGCCGCCAAGAACGCTTTACGTGATTTGATGTTCGGTGAAGCGGTCACTATCCAAACATTACTGTTATGTTTCTGGTAACGTTTAGCCGCTTCTGTTTTACCCACTCCCGCACCTTCATAGGCCATCGTCCAAGCTTGAAAACCTTGCGATAAACGCATCATTTCGAGTAATGCTTGAGCTGTCGGTGTTTCAACCCATTCAGGCTCTTGGCACGTTTCTTTACGTGTTGCGATACCCGCTTCGTATGTTGTTAGCCAACGGGCCAACTTATCGACATAGAGTTCAGTATTGCCCGTATAACGCCCCTTTAATAAAGGCGTTAAAATTTGAGGTGAGACCGCTGACCGACGGGATACTTCAGCATTAGTTAAACCATCACGCTCTATAATTGCTTTGACTTGCTCAATAACGTTCATCATAATTCCTTCGTTACCTTACTTTGTTACTCACCAACTGCTGGTTGGAAGGTATTAAACATGGCGTTGATGATGTTGGTATCATCATCTTCCCATTCATCGTCATCCAACTCTGTTTGGGTGGCGATTTTTTTATACCCATCTAAATGCGTCGGAAGAGTGGGCACCATTTCAGTGATGCCTGGTACAACCGAACCCAATCCAGAATCTTCATGGTTAACACTCTTTAGAAGTGACTCAAACTGCTCTTTGTCCATCAACTCAGCTTGTTGTTTAAGAAGGCTTAAACGGTTCTTCATATCTCCTTGAAGTAGCACTTGCATTCGCTTCGCACTTAGACTGCTAAAACCTGCATCCTCTAACATTGGGATTGGGGCAATTAAGCGTCCACTCTTGTCATAGGCATACACCTCACTGTGCATGTCATATGGGTTGTACTTCACTGAGATACGCTCACCGATATAGTCGTACAACACAGCAGAGCCATAGCGATTGGTCCTATAATTTGAGTCTGTTTTGGCTTTATATTTACTGGCCATTAACTCAAAGACTCCAGACTCTCGAACCATCACCGTCTCTTGTTTTAATAGACACAAACGGATTTGCTCAGGTGTTGGTCGTTTAATTTGAGAAACGGCATAGCTTTCATTAAATACCTGCTGATAACTCTTTATGCCTCGCGCCATCTCGGTGCGTCGTCCTAGCTCGTGGTTGTAATCAACCACCCATTCATCAAAAAGCTGACATAGCAGAGCAAATGGAACTCCTCGCTTACCACCTTCATAATTTGCAGGTTTAGACATAATGTCCTTACCTGTATAACAACCTTCAAATTCAGGGCGACGTTCAAATTGACCGATGCCACCTTTACTGTGAAAGAGACGCTCAACAGGTTTTGCTCGAGCGCTACCTTTATTCCCGACGTTATCTTCGATAATGCCTGTCCAGTTAATGTCATCACTGCTGTAACCTAAATCTTGAAGTAAACCTTCAAGTTCGCTGGTGCTGAATTTTTTATACTTACCATCTCGACCTGGTTTTTTCATTGACCCTGTTATTTGGTCAGATAACGCAGCAGAACCTCGGTCAAACAACCATCCGCCAGGAAGACCATTCATCTTGATCATGTTTGCAATTGCAATCGAGAGCATCTCATTGTTCTCAGAGATATCGATGCTGTAGCCAACAATTGCAGAGCTATAAACATCTTGAAAGACCCAAACGGTTGGACGAATTATCTTGCCATTTTCAAGTTCACACTGAACACGGAAGGTATGACCATCACCGTTAACGAGTTCAAGAGCATGCATTCCCATTCGAGTACGTCTTAAACTTGGGGTTAATGACTGATGAGCCGCCGCTTTACCTTTACGCATTAATACGATCAGCTCATGTGGAATATTGGTTGAGATCCACTTTCTCAAATAACCCACGCTCGGTACTGTCCAACCATGTTGTAACGCAACCTTCACGGTATTACGTCTCGCTTCCGCGACCGTTACATCTGGTTTTAGATAAGCGGTTTTGAAGAAGCTTTGAGCTTCTTTGGTGAAGTCTACGGTCTTACCGTCACCAAGCTTCTTACCTTGTGTCGTCGCTAAATAAGGCAACCAATCCTGTTTATCGATCTTGTTAAGTTTTGGCTCGGTGTAGAACCACTTGCGAATGGCTCTGGCGCTAAATTCTGTTAGTTCTCCAGCCATTTGCATTGCAACTTTCTTTGTCTTGCCGTTTTCAATCAATGAATGAACCAGTAGTGCCGCTTCAAGCCTTTTCTGTGCAACTGCTTTGACTTTGCTGGTGGCGTTGTCGTAGTCATACCAAACTTCTTCGACTGATTTACGAGTACGTTGTTCTGTCGGTTTGGCAACTTGTTCATCAGCCATTCGTTGCGCTTGAGCGTGAAGTAGGTAGACACGCGTTTTTTCAGGTAAGCAATCAATGTGATACTCGAAAGCCTTCGATCCCTCACGCTTACGCTTTTGACCTTTCAGCGCTAGTTTGTCTAACTTATTTCTAATGTTGTGAACCCGAGTTGCCATCTCAGGCAAACCTAAACAATCTTTTGCTGTAACGAACATATTAAGCTGCTCCATTGGAGTAACGGCTAGGCCAAATATCACAAGCCTCAACTTCTAATGCTTGTGCAATAATTCGCTCGCCTTTAGGCCATGGTCTATTTAGAGCATTAGATAATGTTGAAGGGGCAAGACCAGCTCGCACAGACAAGGTTTTTACAGTTAAGCCCTTCTTATGAAGAGCTGCAACGATATCTATTCGATGCATGTCGTTTTTTTCAATCGACAT